GTATACGCCTGTTTTAGTTTTACCTGATAATAAATTTTGTAAAGATTTATTACCTTTATCTTCTTTTAAAAGAGTTTCTGCCTTTATTAAAATATCGGTAATAGTTACCGTTTGGTCAAGCAATTCAGGAAATAATTTAACTAAAGTTTTTTCGCCCAAATAATAAATTCCATCTATATTATCTGACTTATCACCCGATAATATTTTATATGTTTTAATGTTCTGATGCGGAAATTCATGGAATTGAATCTTTATTTTATCCCCATTTTTATACACTTGTTTTGAGTTTGGGGAATAGACCGAAACCTTATCTGAGATAAGTTGTGTCAAATCTTTATCTCCCGAAAAAATAGTTTTAATTTCTTCTTCAGATATTTGGCAGTAGTACGCAATCAAATCGTCACCTTCGTTATTATCTACTTCAATTTGTCTTATATAACATTCCTCCAAATATTGTTTAACTCTCTCTTTTTGTTCTCCAAAAGATTGGTCTTTAAAATCTTCGGTTATAAGTAGTTTTTTTTTATACTGGGGGTAAATAAGTTTGCGGGTAGAAGAGTTATCATCCCCATCCCACATAACAACAACTTTATCAAAATTTTGTTCGTCAATAAAACGTCTAATTGTGTTGATAAAATGCCATAACCCTCCTATGTGTTTTCCGTTGTGGTAAAAATCTTTAACTCCGTGAAATCCTATTTTTAATAAATTGTTACCATCGACCAAAAGTGTTTTAGTCATTTGTTTTTTTTCGTATTTGTTACTATAATATTTTGTTACTCTTTTTCAAATTATCTTCCGCCCATAATGGTTGAAGATTTTTATAATGACATAACTTATAAAGTTCGTCTTCTGTTTTTGCCGATGATAACGGAATGATGTGGTCAATGTGCCACTCACTCCTATTTTCCCAAGTCATACCATCAATAAATTGGGATTCTAAATGTTCTTTTAAAAATTGGGGTGTACAACCTACAATGTCAAAAGTATGTTTCGACCTATATTTTAGATATCTATTGACTGAAGTTCTAATGTTAGTTTTAAGTCTAAATAGAATATCTTCTTTTTTTCTTTGTTTTTGGTAATTATTTGAATATTCTTTATTATCACGAGACCATTTTAACTTTCTTTCTTTTTCTTTCTCGTAGTTCAATTTATAATATTCTTCAAAGTATTTTTTATAGTATTCTTGGTTTTCTTCGTTCCATTTAGTATTATATTCTTTGATTTTTTCTTTATTATCTATTCTATACTTTTTAGATTGAATACTTTGACATTCTCTACAATAACTTCTAACCCCGCATTTGACTTTTGACATCTTGTTAAAGTATTTCAATTCTTTTTCAATATTACATTTTGTACAAACTTTGGTTTCCATTTTTAATTATCTTCTTCTTTTTCTTCCTTTAAATCAAAATCACCATCAGTACCGATAATTTCTTTCCAATATTCGGCATGTTCTTTTTTATATTTTTCTATATTGGTTTTTTCTTCGGTGGATTCTTTGCCAGCAATAAACCCGTGTGGGGTTACAATTATCTTACCATCATCATACCCAAGTCCGTTAATGTGATTCTTCATAACAGAAATTTTTGTTCTTGAAGCGAATTTAATAGTTCGTTTATCTTTAGTTGCAGTAATTTTAGTAGTACCAGCCTCTTTTTGATTACCAAATAAAAAAACTAATGAGGAATTTAACCAAATAGCTTCACCACCCTTACTCTTAATTTTAGGTTGTCCAAATGCATTATCCGGTAAACTCACCCAAGGTTGGTTAACAATTACCAAAGTATTTTCATATTTTGATTCTGCCTTACGACTTCCCGAAATACGTTGATTGATACCCATCCCAATTTTGTCCGCCAAAACGCCGGCATTTTGCATTTTACCACCACGACCTTCAAATGTCATCTTACATCCAATTGAACCTACAGAATCCCATAAGAACAATAAACTATAATCTAATTCACCTTTTTCTTGAGCATCCAATAATGAGTTTATATAATCTGTAATTTCCTCAATATAATTGAAACTATTATTAAAGATGAAGAAACCGTCCCAATCAATTTCTCCTGTTTCAGTATCAACAACTTCTTCACATTCAAACCCCATTAATTTAGCGTGCTCGAACGACCATTTCTGTTCTGTAATGATGAATACAGGTAGAATACCTTTCTTTTGGGCATCAACGGCAGTTTTAACTAACGCAGTTGTTTTTCCTGTGTCAGAGTGACCCAAGAACATATTTAAGTGTCCAATTGCAGGACCTGGTAGTCCTACCGCATCCAAGAAATGATTTCCCAATTCCAAAAAACGTTGGGGTTTATACTTCGCTGAAGTAGAGAATTTTTTCTTGATTGAACTAAAGTCGTTTTTTTTGATTGCCATGTTTTTCGTAAATTAATCATGTATGGTACCATACAAGATACCATACATGATGTTTGTTTTTATTAGAATGGTAGGTCCTCGTCAGGTTCAGCATTAATCTGAGGGTCTGAGTGGAATGGACTTGGTGTGTTTGTTTTAGCACCACCCATAGTCATAACACTTTCATCACCATAAAGGTATTTTCCTGTTTCAGAATCCCAACGTGGTTCTTCTCCACGAGAAAGAGCTTCCAAATATTCAACAGGTTTTTTAGAGTAAACATCAGCCCAAGTCAAAGCGTCTTTCAACCACTCTTCTTTAGTTGCTGCGTTCTCATGAAGTGATGTTGGGTCATCGTGCATGATTGTCTGAATTGATGTGTAATCTTTTCCACCAGGTGTTTTAGATTTAACCAACTGTACAATAAGGTCTCTACCTTTATCAGGGTCAGTAACATCACCTTTCTGTCTCCAAATAGGAATGATTTTATCCAAGATACCATCATTTTTGTAATTGTGTTTAAAACGCCAGAATTTTACTCCTTCTTCCTCAGCATCACGGTCAATAACCTTCACGATGTAAAATTTACGTGATTTGTATTGTTTAGCCAATTCTTTGTCGGATTCTTTTCCCGTTGACATAAGTTCTTCATAAACCTCATTCAAAGGTGAACGTTCGTTGTCGTTCTTGCCTGGGTCATAAAACTTTTGCCATTTACCACCTACTTGTAATTCGTGATACCAAACTTCTTTGAATGGTGACGAACCGTCAGGTGTTGGGAGAATACGGACTCTACGTTGTCCTTGTGATTGTCCTTGTGGAAGGATACAAGCGAAATACTTTTTCATTCTTTCCTCTTGAGACATTTTGTTTGCGTCTCCGAAAGATTGTGTGTTTTTTTCGTACTGTGAAAGTACTGCGTCAAGTGAACTCATCATAATTTTGTTTTTTAGTTGTTTAAGTATAGGTTAATTTTTAGTGTTCGTCAAATTATTCGCCAAATAAAAAGGGTCACAACGTGACCCCTAAAGTATAGTAAAATTTATTTTAAAATCAACCCACTCTAAATGATGTTTGGGTTGGTTCTTCACCATAGTTATCAAATGTTCTTTTGATTTCAGATGGTACGATTTGTTCCACTTCATCAGATGTTAAAACATATTCGTTTTTACCCGACTTTTCCATATCTTCTTGTTTGTCATCAAAGAAGCTAGATAATTTTTGATTGAATGGACCACTGTCAAGACTTCTTAATTCTAACTTTTCTTGAGCTGTTTTTGGTCTAGATTTTTCAATCTTTTCTTCCATTGAATTTAATTTTTCAAAAACTTGGTCCATCGAATTTAATTTACTTTGCATGTCTTCAATTTGTTTGAACATCATGTCAAAATATTCTTGTTGTTTGTTTTCAATATTTTTTTGAGAATTTACCAAATCAGTAATATCTAACTCTTCACTGTCAGAACTTTCATCTCCTGATTCTTCAGACTTTCCTGTAGAGTCGATTTTTTCAACATCAGTATCTGTTGTTGTATCAATAACTGTTGGTTCCGCAGGTGCTGTAGGTCCTAATGTTGGGTCAGCAATGGGTGCCGCAGCATCAGGTGCTGGTGGGACATCTCCCGCAGCCGCATCAGGTGCTGGTGGGACATCTCCAAGACCCGCAGCGTCTTGTTCCATAATATAAGAGTTAATTCTATTGTGTCT